AGAACTTTTAAATGGTTAATGTCTAGGTTACATTCTGCTGAATCTACAGGTGGTAGGCAAACATTTGAAATGGTTTATTTTAATCAGGCATATGTAGAAGGTACACAAATCTTTAATATGAATATTGTTGACCAATGTATGCGACCTGACTTAGTACTAGGACAGGTATATAAAAACTTATATCTTGTTGCTGGACTTGACCCTGCATCAAGTGGTTATCAAGCATCTGTACTTTGGGGTATAGACCAATACAGAGGTGAGTTGTATTTAGTTGATTTAGAAAACAGACGTGGAGGTGGTATTAGAGCTGCGTTAGACCAAATGGCAATATGGTTACACGAGTACGATTGTAGACATTGGATAGTAGAAGAAAACGGATTTCAATCTGCTATACGACAAGATGCTGCAATAAAAGAATTTACATTACGTACTGGTATAACTGTACAAGGTCATTTAACAGGTAAAAATAAACATGACCCATTGTATGGTGTTGGTGCTATGGCAGATTTGTTTGAAGATAAAAGAATACATCTACCTGTTGGTGATGGAGAATCTAATGCTAAAGTACAGAAATACAGACAACAACTGTTATACTTTGATGGAAAACCTGTTTCTAAACGAAACAAAGAGAAGACTGACATAGTTATGGCTAGTTGGTTTCCAATGAAAGTTTTTAGGCGTATGCAAAAAGAGCATACTGCCAACATAGGATTAGATTATAATCCTAGTTATGGAGATTATAAGATGACGGAGATAAACGAAGCACCATGGGCATAGAAAACTTAGATGTTAAAACTTATGACGAGATAGTTAGAAACGCTGCTGAACTTACATCAGGTAAGTTAGTACAAGAAAGACAAGTACAGAAAGCTAGAATAAAAGCTATTCTTAATGGTGGTGCAGATGGCATTAAAGCATTGTTAGGTAATACAATGGAAACCTCTGATGCTGATTTATTACCAGCTCCTAATATGTTGCAATCTGGTATTGACCGACTTGCACAAAAGATTTCAGGTATACCACAAGTTAGAGTTGATGTACCTAATGAAAATGATTCTACTAGAAGTAAAATACGTGCAGAAAAATTAGAACGTATTGTTACTAATTATGATGAGAAACAAAACTTATTAGGTCAACTACAACAAGCAGCTAGGTGGTTACCTGGTTATGGTTACTGTGCTTGGGTTATTACAACTAAACGTGATACTAATGGTTTCTTTTATCCTAGTGCAGAGTTACGTGACCCTTATGATACTTTTGTAGGTAACTTAGGTCCTGACCAACAACCAAGAGAAATGGCTGTTATTAGACGTGTACCTAGATATAAACTTGCACAAATCTATCCAGAGTTTGCAGAACAGATTTTAAAACAAGATGAAGATGCTGAAGAAGCACAAGATAATGCTACACCATTTTTATCTTATGAAAACAACAGAGAACAAGCTTGGGAAGATAATACATACTCTGGTGTAAGAATTATTGAATACTATGACATGGGAGGTACATACATTGTATTCCCAGAACGTAATATGATTTTAGATTTTATACCTAACGTATTATCTACTCCACCATTTGTATTTATGAAACGTGTATCTTTTGACCAGCTTAAAGGACAATATGACCACGTAATAGGTTTGATGGCAATGATGGCAAAAATAAACATTATGTCAGCTATTGCTATGGAAGACAGTGTGTTTACAGAAACTAACATATCAGGAGAGATAGAATCCGGACAATACAGAAAAGGTAGATTTGCGGTTAATTATCTAGCTCCTGGTACACAAGTTTCTAAACCAATGAACAATATGCCGTATCAATTGTTTCAACAGATAGATAGATTAGAAAGACAATTGCGTATGGTAGGTGGTTATCCTGTAACTGACGATAGCCAATCTCCTAATAGTTTTGTTACTGGTGCTGGACTATCAGAATTAAACAGCACTATGTCACTTATGATTTCAGAATATAGAGATGTTATTAAATCAGCTATGACACAGATGGATGCTAAGAGATTAGAGATGGATGTAATATTATCTTACTCACAAGGCATATCTAAAAAACCTATGGCTGGTTTTCTTAATGGTGCTGCATTTAGTGAAAACTATAATGTATTACAAGATATTGGTGGTGACTTTAGAACTAGACGTATCTATGGTGTTATGGCTGGTTTTGATGAACCACAAAAAATTGTAACTGGGTTGCAATTGTTACAAGCAGGTGTTATAGATGTAGAAACACTACAAGATAACATTGATGGTTTAGAGAATATAGCTAAAGTACAGGAACGTATACGTAAAAATAAAGCTGAACAAGTATTATTTGATTCTATACTAGCTAGGTCTGCACAAGGTGACCCTGCAGCTACAATGGCTGCTATTGCTATTTACGAGTATCCAACTGCTATAACAGAGATTATGAAACAATTTTATACTCCACAAGAACCACAGATGACACCTGAACAAGAAATGATGATACAGCAACAAATGATGCAACAACAAATGATGGGTGGACAACCTTCAATAGCAGGTGCATTTGGTGGTATGTAATGGACGAATATTATGAAGATACTTTTTGGGAAACTATATACAATGAATACGGTGTTGTTGATGAACTTGATGTTATGGGTGATAATGTTAAACAAATCATATATCCAGCACCAGGTATAATAATTTTATTAACAGGAGAACTTGATGGCGAAAAATAGACGAGGTGGATATAGACAACCTGCTAAACCAGCTCCAGTAGCTACACCACAAGGTGGGCAAAGAACAGATGGCGGTCCTGGTAGTTCTAAACAACCTTTAAGAGATATGCCTGGTTTACCTTATGGTCAACAACAACAATTATTAAATCAACAAAAAGCAGCTCCGTTACCTGCAGAACGTAACATACAACCTAGACCTACATCACAACAACAACCACAAAGACCAAATGTGTTTGCACCATCTGAAAGACCTACTGAAGTTCCTACATCAGGAGCACCTCTAGGTCCTGGTATGATACCTGAGTCAAACACACAAAGTATAGATATTACTCTTGCTGCTATGTATGAAGTTAGTAAATCACCTATTATTTTAGATTTACTTAATAGACGACAGGGTTAACATTGATAAATCCAAATTGGTTAGATAATAGAAATTATCTAACAAATAAACAAAGAGAAATAGCACAGTTTAATAGAGAAGTAGAAGCGTTTAAAGCTAATCCTGCAGCTATTTATGATTTTGAAAGATTAGTAGAAACACATCCTAACTTACCTTTAGGTGTAACTTATTCAGCTTGGGGTGCTCAAGTACCTGCTGGTAGTCGTGATTTGTTTGATATTGAAGATGAGTTAACAAAAGAGCGTATTAAAAAAGAACAAGCTATACATAAAGAAATATACGATAGATATGCTCCTGAAGATTTAGCAAGAAATATGCAAATGAATGTAAGTGATTTTTTCTCTTTTGGTTTATTTCCTGGTGGTGCAGGACCAGGAGATATACAATACGGTGTTTGGGGTGTACTAGGTCTTGAATGGTTAATGCAAACATTGGGACCAGCAGGAAAAGTAAACTTACCAGGTATAGCCTTAAATGCTTTATTACCTGGTAAACCTTTTACACAAGGTAGAGCTATTGAATATTACGGTGCAGTTAAACAAGCACAAGATTATATGGAACAAGGTATGTCTATATCTCAAGCACAAGATAGATTAATGATTGATATTAGTGATAGTGATGTATTAGCAACAGGAAAAGGTAGTGCATTAAAAGAAGCTTTTAAAATGTCAGGTCAAACTAACTTAGGTGCATTATGGAATGAAGTATGGTCAAATGGATTTTTACCTAATAAATATACAGATAAACCTGTTAACTTTGATAGAAGTACTTTAATTGGTTTTCAACCTGTTATACCAGAAGAAACAGAGTTATATAGATATTATAAACAAGCTGGTTATTCTGATGAAGAATCGTATAGTAAAACAGTTTCTGTTATTGGTGAACCATTAAAACGTAAAGATGAAAACGGAGATATATTTTATACTTCATTAGCTAGACCTAATAAAATAAATTTTTATGCTGGTAGATATACAAGGAATAGAAAGTATTCTTTAAACCCTGATAACAATCATCCAGCATGGGCAGCAGATAATACATTGTTAGAATACTCACCAGGTAAAGTACATGCATCAGAATATTACAAACCAGGTACGTTATCTTTTAATTTACTATCTGGTTCTATTGACGTAGCACATCAGTTAGCAGACCCATTACTTTATTCTAAATGGTTAAAAGTAGGTAACGTAGGTAAACGTTGGAATCAAGTAAATAGAGCATCAGAATTTTTAGATAATGGTATTTTGTTACAACAAGGTAAAAAGGTTAAAGTAAATACAACTAAAATTATTGAAAACACATACGAAGATTTAGGTAAATTAGAAGAACTTGGTTCAGAAGGTACACAAAACTTTAGTAGATTTAAAAGATTATTTGGTCAAGGTTATTTATCAGAAGCTAAAGCAGTCAGAGCTACTAATAAAAAAGCTAAACAAATGAGAAATCAATTATTAGTTTTTAATAAAGTAAATAAATACTTTGCTCCTTCAACAGATGTAGTTTTTGATATGCCTGTATGGAACAATATTTTTCAACTTGTAGCTGAGTCTGGACCAGAAAATTTATATGCAATGTCTAGAATGCCTTTGTTTAGACACATTCATCCTGATTTATTAGCTGAAATGCTTTTTATGAATAAAGCTGATGAGGTAAAAGACTTTTTTAAAGTATATGCAAATACAGGTAGAAAAGTTGTAAATTCTAAAGCAGGACTAAAAAACAATAGAAAAGCACCTGTATCAGAAGTAATAGAAAAATTATCTGATAATGCTATGGGTGAAGTAGGACAATCAGGTTTTATAAATAACTTGCTAATTAATTTATCAAATGATGCAAAAGCTTTTGCAGAATCTAGTAATTCTGTGAAACGTATGTTATCTAAACCTATGGCAAGATTTGGTAATCAAGATGCTGCTTATAGAAATCTTGGTAGCTATATAGGTCAAGGTGCAAGAGGTATTGTAAAAACTGCAGGAGATATATCACCATTTAAAACATCAAAAAATATTAAAACTATAGCACCTACAGTTGAGTCACTTAGTTTCGATAAAGCAGAAGAAGTAGGAAAAATAAAACTAGCTTTAAATAAAGTTAAAGAAAATTTTACATCATATGACGAATATGAAATACAAAAATATTTAGGTTTTGGTGGTGCTTATAAAACATACAATGAACCTTATTTAAATGGATTATTAAGTCTTGTTCCTGATTCTGGTTTAGTTATTACTAATAAAAAACGTGCTTATCAAAACTTATTAAAACATATGGAAGTAAATAATTATAATGAAAAAGAAGCATCTGAATGGTTATTAAAGTTTGTTAATTTAGATTATACGAAAAAAACTTCTATATATAAATTTGGAAAAGATTTTAGAGAATGGGAAGTAGATAGAGCAGAAAAATTACTTGGACCAGAATTTGGACCAGATAAAGTAGCACCATTACGTAATTATTTGAAACATCTTAACTCTAGATTGGAACGTTCTAAAATATACGCTAATGCTAAAACAAAAAACATTCCAGGTTTTAACAGCAATTTTGAAGTACAAGAAGTTGTATTAGCAGAAGATTCTAGAGATGTAGGTAAATTTAAAAATGTAGGTACTTTAAATGCATTGTTTTTGTCACAAATGACAGACAGTGTAGTTCCTTTAATACCTTGGCAATATATACAAAGAGTTACAAGTGGTGCATGGAATGTTGTTCCTGATTCAGGACTTGGCACACAAGCTACAATATTGGCACAAGATATTAAAGGATTTGCAAAATATGTAAGTTCATGGGGTAAAGAAGGATACATTTTTCCAAATGGATTTTTACCTAGAAAATCTGCAACTGATGCAGATGTTGTAAACAGAGCTATGGATTTTTATACTAGAAAAATATTTAAACCTTTAGTGTTGTTGCGTGTTGCATTTTTAACTCGTGTATTTTTTGAAGAACAAGCACGTATTTTAGTAAAAGGATTAGATAACTTTTTTACAAATCCTATTATATATACACAATGGTTATCTACTGGTAAAAAAATGTCTAATAAAAAATTATTAGATATGGGATTTACTCAAGATGAAATAGATGATATACCAGATATACAATCAGTTTTAATGTCACAAGAGTTACTTGAAGGTACACAACAAACAATTGGACTTACAGGTTTCTTAGGTAAAAAAGCTGGTTGGAATCCTTTAAATGTTGAATACAGAATGGAATTAAAAGCAAACATTTCTAATGCTGAATATTCACAAAGTAAACTTTGGGATTATGTACAAGTAAGAACAGACCCTATTGGTAGAAAAGTAGCTAAATATGGATGGGGTAGTCCTGAATTAAACAAATGGTTAGATTCATCTGAAGGACAATTTTGGTTACAAGAGTATGCTGATTACTCAGGAAACTACGATATATTAACAGATTCTTGGGCATTAGACCAACTCATACAACAACAAGAAGCATACATAAGAGAAATTACTGGTGACAATATTGTTGAAGGTATTCACTTTATGAAACAAGCAGGTAGTGATATTAAATATCAAATGACTTTGGATAAAGTTAAAGAAGGTAATAAAGGTTCAACAATACTTAGAAATATTATTTCTGAAGGAAAAATACCTGTAGTTAAAGATGGAAAGATAA